AAAAACTTTATTATGAATCAGATGTTACCAAAAGAAACCGCAATGGACAGACTAGCTCAGGACTATATAGTTTGTTCATACCTATGGAATGGAACTACGAGGGATTCATTGATTCTTATGGCTTACCTGTATTCGACACGCCCGAGCAGGAAACTATTGGGCCTTTTGGGGAAAGCATAGATGTAGGTATATTAGAACACTGGCAAAACGAAGTTGATGGTCTTAAAAATGATGGAGACGCATTAAACGAATTTTACAGACAGTTTCCTAGAACTGAAGAACACGCTTTCAGAGATGAAACTAAAAACAGTATATTTAATTTAGCAAAAATATACGAGCAAATAGATTTTAATGAGGACTTAAATAATGACTCTCAAATAACAACTGGTAACTTTCAGTGGGTTAGCGGTGTTAGAGATGGTAGTGTTATATTTTATCCAAATCCTCAAGGTAGATTTAAAATTAGTTGGGTACCTCAACAACACCAACAAAATAAATTTATTATAAAAAATGGATTAAAATATCCAGGTAACGAGCACATGGGTGCTTTTGGTTGTGATAGTTATGATATATCAGGAACTGTAGATGGTCAAGGTTCAAAAGGAGCTTTACATGGTTTAACTAAGTTTAGCATGGAAGATTGTCCACCTAATCAGTTTTTTTTAGAGTATATTGCAAGACCCTCAACAGCAGAGATGTTCTTTGAGGACGTTCTAATGGCTTTAGTATTTTACGGGATGCCTTTGCTTGCAGAAAACAATAAACCTCGTCTATTGTATTATTTAAGAAGACGCGGTTATAGAGGTTATTCAATGAATAGACCTGATAGAGTTTGGAACAAACTATCAACAGCTGAAAAAGAAGTAGGTGGTATACCAAACTCAAGTGAAGATATTAAGCAAGCGCATGCCGCTGCTATTGAAATGTATATACAAGATCATGTTGGTGTTAAAAACGACGGTACTTATGGTAGTTGTTATTTTAACAAAACATTACAAGATTGGGCTAAGTTTGATATTAATAATCGTACAAAGTTTGATGCGAGTATTAGTAGTGGTTTAGCTATAATGGCTTGTAACAGACATTTGTATAGACCAAATCCAATTATGAAAAAAGAAAAATTAAACATAAGCATAGCTAGATACAAGCAAACTGGTGTGCGATCAAAACTAATAGAAAATTAATATGGCTGAGTCAGTTGTAAAAGGTTATTTTCCGAGTCAAATAGTTAGTGATTCAGAAAAAATTAGTGCAGAGTACGGCTTGAAAGTAGCTAAAGCCATAGAGTACGAGTGGTTTGATAGATCAAATTCTAATCAAAGATATAATCAGTATCAAGCTGAGTTTCATAGATTAAGACTTTATGCTAGAGGTGAACAACCGATACAAAAATACAAAGATGAATTATCTATAAATGGTGATTTATCATATCTTAATTTAGACTGGAAACCTGTACCTATTATACCAAAGTTTGTTGATATAGTTGTTAATGGTATATCAGAAAGAACATTTGATATAAAAGCTTACTCTCAAGATCCTTACGGAATGAGTAAAAGAACTAAATACATGGAATCTATAATAAGAGACATGGAAACTAAAGAGCTTTCTGATTTTGCAATGGAAGCTTTTGGTGTTAGTTTATTTGAAAATCCACCAGAAAAACTACCTGATTCTCAAGAAGAATTAGATTTGCATATGCAGCTTAGTTATAAGCAAGGTGTTGAGCTAGCTGAAGAACAAGCTATAAACGTTTTATTAAAAGGTAATAGATACGATTTAACTAGACGTAGAGTTAACTATGATTTAACAACTCTAGGTATTGGTGCTGTAAAAAATACGTTTACAACTGCTGAAGGTGTTAAAGTAGAATATGTTGATCCTGCTAATTTAGTTTATTCTTATACAGAAGATCCAAACTTTCAAGATATTTATTATATAGGTGAGGTAAAAACAATACCTATAAATGAACTTAAAAAAGAGTTTCCAAATCTAAGTGATGAAGATTTAAAGTCTATTGAAGCTCAAGCAATACACTCTGATGGATATTCTAATACAAGATATTCTTCAAACTATTACAACGATAGAAATCAAATACAAGTTTTATATTTTAATTATAAAACTTATATGAATGAAGTTTATAAAGTAAAAGAAACAGCTACAGGTGCAGAAAAAATAATATTAAGAGATGATACTTTTGATCCACCTATAAATGAAATGACTGGTAATTTTGGTAAAATATCAAGATCACTAGAGGTTTTATATGAAGGTGTTTTAATATTAGGTACAGACATATTATTGAGATGGGAGCTTGCTAAAAATATGATGAGACCAAAGAGTGATTATAGTAAAGTTAAAATGAACTACGCTATATGTGCTCCAAGAATGTACAGAGGCCGTATTGATTCATTAGTAAAGCGTATTACTGGTTTTGCTGATATGATTCAAATAACGCATTTAAAACTACAACAAGTAATGTCAAGAATGGTGCCAGATGGTATTTATCTTGATGCAGATGGTCTTGCTGAGATAGATTTAGGCAACGGAACTAATTATAATCCACAAGAAGCTTTAAATATGTTCTTTCAGACGGGATCTATTATAGGTAGATCTTTCACCTCTGAAGGCGATATGAATCCTGGTAAAGTTCCAATACAAGAAATAGCTAGTGGTAATGGTGGTGGCAAACTACAAAGTTTAATAGGTAATTACAACTATTATTTGCAAATGATAAGAGATGTAACCGGATTAAATGAAGCAAGAGATGGTAGTACTCCAGACAGTAGAGCTTTAGTTGGTGTACAAAAACTAGCAGCTGCAAATAGTAACACAGCTACTAGACACATATTAAACTCAGGTATTACAATAACACAAGAACTTGCTGAAGGATTATCATTAAGAATATCTGATATACTAGAGTTTTCACCTGCTAAAGAAGCTTTTATACAAAAAATAGGTAATCACAATGTAGGTATACTTGAAGATATTAAAGATTTATACTTACATGATTTTGGTATTTTCATAGAGTTAACACCTGATGAAGAAGAAAAAGCTATACTTGAAAACAATATACAAGCGGCTGTGTCAGGTGGGTTAATAGATTTAGAAGATGCTATTGATCTTAGAGAGATATCTAATATAAAACTTGCTAATCAATTACTTAAATTAAGACGTAAGAAAAAGCAAGAAAGAGATCAACAAATACAGCAGGAAAATATTAAAGCTCAAGCGGAAGCTAATGCACAAGCTCAACAAGTTGCTGCTCAAGCTGAAGTTGAAAAACAACAAGCTTTAATGCAAATGAATACTCAAATGGAGCAAGTGAAAGCTCAGTTAAAAAATCAAAGTCTAGAAAAAGAAGCTTTATTGAAAAAAGAACTAATGTCTCTAGAGTTTGAGTTTAACATGCAACTAAAAGGCATGGAAGTTGAAGGAGCTAAAAGCAAAGAAGCTTATAAAGAAGATAGAAAAGACGATAGAACAAAAATACAAGCAACTCAAGCAAGTGAGTTAATTGAACAAAGAAAAAAAGACTCTGGTCCCAAAAATTTCGAATCATCTGGAAACGATATTATGGGCGGAGGATTTGGATTAGGTTCGTTTGAACCAAAATAACTAATTTTATAATATTATATTATGGCTAAAGAAGAAAAAGTAGTCGAAGAAGTAGTAGAAAAAGTTGAAGAAACTCAACCTATTGCTGAAGAGACAAAAAAAGGTGATGATCTAGTACCTGAGGTAACCGTTAGTGAAGATGGTGTACCTAAAGTAGATTTTACAAACTTAGTACCAAAGAAAGAGAAAGATGCCGATACAAAGCAAGAAACAACAGACGTGGCTACAGATAAACAAGCCGACTCTGTACAAAAAGTGGAAGAAGAAATACCACAACAACAAAGCTCCGTTCAAAATGAAGAGCCAGTTGTTCTTGAAGAAATAACAGAAGAAGAGGTACAAGATAAAGCAGATGATTTAGCAGAAGAAGTTGAACAAGCTTTAGACAACGAAGAAAAAGGTGTCGATTTACCTGAAAACATACAAAAAGTTGTAGACTTTGTAAATGAAACAGGTGGTAGTTTAGAAGATTACGTAAGACTTAATCAAGACGTAGATGCTTTAAACGAAGAACAATTATTGGTTGAGTATTACCAAAATACAAGACCACATCTTGATCCTTCAGAAATTAATTTTCTTATTGAAGATAAATTTTCAATTGACGAAGATACTGAAGATGAAAGAGATATTAAAAGAAAAAAATTAGCTAGAAAAGAAGAATTAGCAAATGCTAAAAATCATTTAAATAGCTTGAAAACAAAATACTATGAAGAAATTAAAGGCGGCTCAAGATTAAGTTCTGAACAACAAAAGGCTGTTGATTTCTTTAATAGATATAACAAAGACAAAGAGGTTGTTGAAAAACAAACTCAAACTTTCAACAATAAAACTAACCAGGTTTTCAATGACAGCTTCAAAGGTTTTGAATACAAGGTCGGGGACAAAAGGTTTAGGTTTAATGTGAAAAACCCGAATGAGGTAAAAGAAAGTCAAAGCAACATTAATAATTTTGTTAAGAAGTTTCTTAATAAAAGTAATGAAATGGAAGACGCTGCTGGCTATCATAAATCCTTATTCACTGCGATGAATCCTGATGCAATCGCCAATCATTTTTACGAGCAGGGAAAAGCTGATGCTATGAAGCAAAGTGTTGCTAATACAAAAAATATCAGTATGGACCCTAGAAAGACTCAAAGCAACGCGCCTCAACAAGGTGTAACGTATAAGTCTGTAGATGCTGATGGGCAGGTTGTTAAGTGGGGATTTAAAAAACGAAAATAAATTTAAACTTAAAAATTATTAATTATGGCTTTAGCTGGAACTGGCGCGGAATTACAACACGTAGTACCACGCCCAAACAAACTTGCATATGACAATAACTATTTGTCAATTGCAGATAATGATTTCAACTTTGCTAAGCAGTTTTTACCAGAAGTTTATGAGAAAGAAGTAGAAAGATACGGTAATCGTACTATCTCTGGTTTCTTAAGAATGGTAGGAGCTGAAATGCCTATGGCTTCTGACGAAGTCGTATGGTCTGAGCAAGGTAGAATTCACGTAGCTTCTGACAATGCAACTATTGCAAATGTTGGAGCTGGACAAGATAGAATTACTTTAGTAAACGACCCTGGAAGTGCAGGAGCAACTGACCAAGTATTTATGGCTGCTTCTGAACAAATCAAATTGTATTCTGAAGGTGATACAGTTGTTATTTCTCAAGGAAATAGAACTGTAAAAGCAAGAATATCTGGATTTGGTGGAGGTGGAGTTACATTTGATGTAGCTGCTTATGGATATGATAAAATCGTAGGTGCTGGTGGAAACGACGCAGGATTTAGTGCTGCTGGCGTTAAACTATTCATCTTTGGTTCTGAATATGCAAAAGGTACTGACAATGACAAGCAAAACTCTGTAGACGCTCCTTTCAGAAAGTTCACTAACAAACCAATCATTTTAAAAGGTAAATATCAGGTTAATGGATCTGATACTGCTCAAATTGGTTGGGTTGAAGTAGCTACTGAGTCTGGTGCATCTGGTTACCTATGGTATTTAAAATCTGAGTCTGAAACAAGAATTAGATTTGAGGATAAATTAGAAATGGCAATGATTGAAGCTGAAAAAGCTGTTGCTGCTTCTGGTTTAGCTGGTAGTTCAACTACAGGTTCTGAAGGTTTATTTGCTGCTATCGAATCAAGAGGATTAGTTTATAATGATCAAAACTTTGGAAATGCTGTTGCTGATCAAGGTATCGACGAGTTCGATAATATCTTACAAGAGCTTGATAAGCAGGGTGCAATCGAAGAAAACATGATGTTTTTAGATAGAGCTACTGCTCTTTCAATTGACAAAATGTTAGCTAACCAAAATTCTTACGGAGAAGGTGGTACATCTTATGGTGTATTTGACAACTCTGAGGATATGGCGCTTAACTTAGGTTTCTCTGGTTTCCGAAGAGGTTCTTATGACTTCTACAAATCTGATTGGAAGTATCTTAACGATTCTACAACAAGAGGATTAATTGCTGACATAGAAGGTGTTATGGTACCTGCTGGTACAAGCACTGTATACGATCAAAGTTTAGGTAGAAATATTTCAAGACCTTTCTTACACGTACGTTATAGAGCTTCTGAAGCTGATGACAGACGTATGAAGTCTTGGATTACTGGATCTGTTGGTGGTAACTATACTTCAGCATTAGACGTAATGACTGTAAACTTCTTATCAGAAAGATGTTTATGTGTACAAGCGGCTAACAACTTTGTATTATTGAAAAACTCATAATACATATTAATTAAAGGTACGGGCGTCAAAAAGCTTTGCTCAAGGGACGCCCGGCAACCTTTATTTTTAAATTATTTAATTATATTATATCATGGAAAAAACAAAAAAACAAAAATTTCCAGGAGTACCTGAAGGTACTAACTGGGAAATAAAAGATAGATTATACGAATTATCAGGTAGACACAAACCACTTGTTTATTCTGTATTATCAAAGCATAGTTCGAGAAGACCTTTATTATGGTTTGATGAAAAATTAGGTTACAATAGAGAACTTAGATATGCTACAAATATGGCTTCACCATTTAAAGACGAACAAAAAGGTGATGCTACTTTAGGAAGAATAATTTTTAGAAATGGAAAATTATTTGTTGATAAAAAAGATCAATGTTTGCAAAAACTTATGTCTTTATATCACCCAATGCTAAATGAGACATATACGGAATACAGCGCTGTAGAAGAAGCTGTAGATGATTTAGCTTATTTAGAATATGAATTACAAGCTTTAAACTTAGCTAGATCTTTAGATATTGAAGATTGTGAAGCTATATTAAGAGCTGAAATTGGCAGTGAAGTTAACAACTTAACTAGTAAAGAAGTTAAAAGAGATGTTTTCTTAATGGCTAAAAGAAATCCTAGTTTATTTTTGCAGCTAGCAAATGATGAAAATGTAGAACTTAGAAACTTTGGAGCAAAATGCGTAGAAGCTAATTTATTACTTTTAAGTAGCGATCAAAGATATTTTACTTTCCCAAATAAAAAGAAAGTATGTACAGTTCCTTACGATGAACATCCTTATAATGCTCTAGCAGCTTTCTTCAAAACAGATGAAGGTATGGAGATTTATAAAAGTTTAGCAAAAAAACTATAAATAAAAAAGCAGCCGTCTAACGGCGGCTGCATTTATTAAAATGAAAAAACAAAAAGGTTTAGGTGATACTGTTGAAGCTATTACCAAAGCAACTGGTATAAAAAAAGTTGTTGAAAAAATTAGCAAAGCTACAGGTAAAGACTGTGGTTGCGACAAAAGAAAAGAATATTTAAATAAAAAATTCCCTTATTAATTATGGCTGTAAGTGTAGATACCGTTTATCAA